CCTACATGCACCACTGCAGGACCCTCTTGGCGCCTGAGGACTACCAGGTGACTCCCGCAGTGATTAATCATCACTACGAGAGCTGCCCGGTGCTGACAGATACTACCATGTCCGTTGATGTGCTTCAACAGATCTCACCAAGAACTGTAGCCAAGCTGTGCCTGGCTTCTGCTTCTTTAAGCCACTACGCAGTGTTTCTGGACACGCGGGAGATGAGCTGGGGGCAGAACGTCAAAAGGACAGTGGAAATAGCTCCTGGTGACAGAGTGGGAGAGGTGACGGTGCAGATAGCCGGCCACTCCACACGTAAGGACCGACCTGTAACATGGTTGTATCAACAACCTAGGTTCTTTGATCTGAAAGGAGGCACTTGGATGCTAACGTGGGAAAATTGGGGACCCGACCTGTCCCCGATGACCATCATGGCGTTTAGGCTCACCAGAGTCCAAGACGCTACCTACGTGAAGCCCTTCGTTGAGAACTGGCTAGCAGCATACTATATGGGTGTGCTGCGGCTAGGGATCTATGAGACCCCCGATGGCGAGGTGCACATCACTCCGCGCAGAGTGTCAGTGCTGGCGGTTGACAACCAACGAGTGTCGACTGTAAGCAGCTACTGTCGCAGCGACCTGGATGAGATGGTGCGCATCGCCAAGTTTTCCAGTCTTACCACGAGACTAGAGATGAACCTGAGGCTGCAGCTACGCCCCAAGCGTGGTTGCAAACCAACTGTCACCCCACCGGAAGTGGTGCACCAGTTGATCATGGTCAAGATGGCCATTGATGCTTCTGGAGCCAGGGAACAAGTCCAGGAAATGGACGTTTCCGTGGTTGAGCCAGCACCTCGCCCAACTTCAACGTGGAGTTACCTCCCATCACTCAAAGCAGTGAGTGAGATCTTGAAAACCGCTCCAAGGTTTGTGGACTGGACCGCATCCACAGCCTTGTTTACCACTATAGCCAGCTTGACCGCGTCTAGGAAAGACGCCAAGACTCGCAACAAGTGGCTCCTAGGAGCCGCCGGTGTTGCGCTGGTTATAGCAGGTGGAGTGTACTTGATCCCACGAAGCAGCCCGCCCCAGGTTGCAGCTTTGTCGCAAGTGGTGGAGTACGGCCGAGTCGCCGCACTGGAGAAGGTAATAACACTGGAGGACGCATGCCGGGGAGGGGAAGGACCACTAGGATTAGAAGGGATGTCTGGATACGAGATGCCCCGTGACACGCCTTTGCGAACACTAGCAAAGGGGTGCAAAATCAAGGTGGATCAGTGGGTTGACGATGAGGAGGAGGTTAGCAAAGAAGTGCTGTTTGCGAATGGCATAGTAATCTCCGGACACATTCCGAGTGTACAAGCAGACACTCAATGGAACCTCTACGTCGGTCTCAGGAACAGGTACCTATTCGAGAGGAAACAACCAAAGAGCGGCGCTTTCAAGAAAGTCGTCGCCGATACTCAAGAGTTCTCACTCCCAGATATCACGAGATGGTATACATACGAGGAGTGGAACGTGAGATACCCAAAGGGAAGAGCACAAGAGCATGACGAAGCATTGTGGGACTACCAAGAGGGGCTGGCAATTACGCACACCAGAGCGCTATTTCTCAAGAAAGAGAAGAATGCCTCTCGAGTTGTGTTGCCATACCCCGGAGTTCTAGATGTGGAAGTCAGCTACAAGGACCCAAGGGTGATCGCCGGGATGGCCAGTGAGGCTGTCAACGCACTCATCGGACCAGCAATATACAGCGTGGCAAAGGCCAGGGCTGCGAGCTGGAACGGAGAGGGCAGCAACTCACTGTTCCTCCTGTCAGGAGTAGACGCAAGTCAAGTGTCAAACTGGTACTCTAAGGCTGTAGGGTCGGGCGCAAGCAACGACAGCAGTTTTAAGGTGGCAGTTCTCGGCGACGACGTGCTAATGATCTTAAGACTCCCCGGGGCAGAGCCCTTGACAGTGTCACTGGACATATCAAGGTGCGACCGCCACGTGACCAAGGAGGCAGACATGGCACTTTCTGAAGAGTACGCGGCTTTAACTGAAAAGCATCCAGATCCCCAAGCTCCGAAGCTTATTGCGGAAGCAATAGCCCATTCGGTGGTGTCGAAAGGCATTAGTGTCAAGCACCACATAGAATGTGAAAAGGAGAGCGGGAGAAACTCCGGTGACCAGTACACTAGCGACGGAAACTCATTCGTGGTCGGCAGAACCGCTGCCGCGGCCGCAAAGGCCTGCATAGGAATGGGAGACCTCTTCGACTTGTACTCGGGGAACCGCGAGAGGGTGTTAGATCAGATAGAGAGCAAGGTTAGGGAAATATTCGAGAGAGTCGGATTTTCCAAAGTGACCCTCGACACCGGAGATAAGAACAACGGTGAGGTATTGAGCAGAGTGTTCATACCTGTAGGAAACAAGTTCTATTTTGTGCCTATTCCCGGACGACACCTGGTTCGTCTGGGGCTTTCTGTGAGCAAGAGATTGTCAGATTCTCAGCTCCGCGGAGTGGTAAAGCAATTTAAGCCTTACTTCAATGTGCCTTTCTTGGGCGCGTACTTAAAGAAGATGGACCAAATCCTCGGGGATGGTCCAGTGAGTTTCGAAAAGTACGAGTATGTGTCAAATGACGAGGAGTTCCCGATCCCCGATGACACTACATGGAAGTGGTTTAGTGACAGATACGGATTAGAGCCTGTTGACCAAGACACTTGGGAGCAGCAGCTAAGAGAAGTCACAAGTTTACCATACGCCGTGGAGAGTTCAATTGCTGACGCTCTCTGCAGCAGGGACTATCTATAGGGACCAGGTCGGGGAAAATATGGGACGTAAGAAAGGAAATTCGAAGTCCAGGCAAGCAGGCATGGCGATGCCGGTGCAGGGGAGACCCTTACCGAAACAGGGTGCACAGTACTATCCAGAACGTGACGCTCATCGCTACTTTGATCACATGACCAAGAAAATGGGAATGTCGGATCATGCTGGCCGGGGTTTCTGCAACCAAATCTTCAAACCTGG